TTAAGTTTACGCTTTGCTATGACATTGAACATTTTGTCTAAAAATTTATCAACAATACTCTCATTGACATTTTTATACTTTGGCATTTAATTCTCCTAATAGATATAACGATTCATTAATAAATATTAAGATATGAAAAAATTACCTTTTAGGAATATTTAATTTAGGAATTGTTTTTTGGGATTGTTTTTGTTGTTTTTGTATGGCGTCGTTTTCTTCTTTATATTGTTTAGTGAGACGCTTTATGTAGAATTTTCTAAGATATATTGGTAGGTTGTATACGTCCTTAAAAGTAAAGCTTCCTTTACTATGATACATTAGTTGGAATATTTCTTCGTGTAAGTCGGGCTTATTATTGGCTTGAAGGCCAAAAAAACCCTACCGTCATAGGGACGGTCACCTCTCTTTCTTCACCATTGGAGAACTTTAATGTTGTTTCCATTTCAACATCAGGCATAAGAGATTGTACGTGGGTTCTGAAATCTAAAGAATCAATTGATAAAAATTCATTATCAACAAAATTATTAATTGTCATTGTATCGGATTCACCATCAACGGATTTGATAATCTTTTTCAAACGAGTGGTTAACTCATATTGGATTGAACCATCGGACATTTTTTTACGAGCGTTTACCTCAGACTGAATTTCACTCTCATCCTTTTGATTAAGTAATTTAAACGTTAATATTCTTTTTGAATTTTTTAATTCATATGAGAATTCGTTTATACCCTTTTCCAATTTTTTAAAGTCTATTTTTTTATCTTTGGCAGTTGTTAAATCATAAGTGGATTTTCTTGAAACACCATCATCATCGGTATATTCAAAAGAATAATCCTTACCATAGGCTAGGATTCTAGCTGCTATAATCAAACCATTTTTATCACCAATCAATAAATCATCACAATTTATTTTCTTATCAATAATCAATGATTCTAATAGTTTATCCAATACCAAACCGCTCTTCAATAGGTTCGGAGAAGTTAATATGTCCTCCTCACGCGCAGTCATATATTTCATTTCAACTTTACCAGAAGACAATGGATTACTCTCAGGATAAAAATATCCTTTGGATGGTAAATCCACAACTTCCGTAGGGAATTTGTAATCGCTCATGTTTTATCTTTCTATAACTTATTAATATATATAAACTTAATTCAGTAAATAAAAAATTATTTTGATGGTGCGAATTTTTCCTTAATTGGTTTAAGAATCATATCAAAAACGATATCATCATATTTTGTTGGAGTAAGTTTTACTATCTTTTCCAAAGCGTAAATTACTATCAACGCATATTCCCAATTTGCTGCTAACCATTCAGTCATTTTATTCTCCTTAGAATTGTAAGATTGCGTAATCGTATTTAAGTGTTAAGGATATTTCTACTGGCTCACTATCAGCAAAAGATAAATCACCAAAGTTAGCATTTTCAATATAAGCTCCCTTTAGTGTCCATTCCTCAACCAAATCACCGACAGGCCCTAACACATTAAACGTAACGTCTTTTTTATAAAAATCTGAGTACCCATCTCTACCAGTAACAGACTCATGTCCTAATCTTATCCACTCAATGACCGCCTGTGCACCACTTGGAACTACGGGGTCATATAATGTAATGTCAATCGGCTGCCACGCAGCTTTACCTTTGACATATCTTTTAACATTAATGTGGTCTAAAACTATTTCGTCGAACTGAAGTTGTGGTCTGTTCATAGTTTTGATGAGATATGCTGGTATACCCTCAATGAACATAATGAACCTATTTTTAGTCTTAGGTTCAAAGGGTGTGAACATAATCTCTGATGGGTCTAGTAAATCTGGCATTAAGTTTCTCCAAAATCTTATAATTTTTTCATCGTATATAAATATCAAATAATTAAAAAATATCGCATTTTGTTATTCAAAGTTTTTTAGAAGTTTTATTAGAAACAAAAAACCCCGCGATATACACGGGGTTTGATGTATGATTATAAGTTAAACTTATTCAGGAAACGTAGCGCCTGTAGGTTGTACTACGAAGTCCAATACTATGAACTCAGCGGTTCTAGTTGGTTGAATAAATATCTGTCCGATAAGACGATTTCTATCAATCTCATCAGGTGTGTTATTTGATTCATCCATAACAACTCTAAACGCACTCAATCCACTATTTTGTTGAACATCTTCTAAGAATGGATTCACTATAGATAAGAATCTATTTCTAGTCGCCACAGTATTTTGTTCAAACACTAAGAATCTGGAAGAACTTGCGATAAACTTCTTCAATGCGATTAATAGTCTTCTTACGTTTACCCTATCCAACGCTGATGGTCTGGCCTGTAATGTCTTTTGTCCAAACACCACAACTCCCTGACCAGGAAATGTTGCGATTGGATTAACCCTAGCTTCATAGAGTTCGTCTCTGTTTGCGTGGGTCAATCTGGTCTTAGCTTCCAATGCGTCGGTTAGACCACCTCTGTTTAGTCCAGCGGGTGCAAACCATTCAAATGCTACTTGGTCGTTAAACGCTATAACACCAGGCAACATTACTGATGGTGGTACGAACACAGGCTTTGCTGTATTTCTATCCTGTATCTTTACCCACGGATAGTAAGTAGCCACATAATTTGAATCTAATGTTTTTACCGTATTTGTGACCTGCGCTATCGTATCATTAGCGGATGAAGCGTCCATCACAAATAAAGCATCTGACCTATCCTCAATCTTATCAATTGCGTGATTTGTAGTTGTTGAGTGTAATCTGTGATTAACACCAGGTATTGCTAATAAGTTGATATCATACTCCTCAGGATTAGATATACTATTGATTGCTCTTTTGTAAGCTACCGAACCACTTGATGCGGAATTGGTGTGGTCAAATCCCTGTTGGTTTGCAGTTGTAATTCCTGCACCTGTTGACTTAGGATTAGCTGGATTATCACCATCAAAACCAAATTGGAATGGTATAGTAAACTTTCTTTGACCAATCGCTGAATTTGTTAATGAAATCAAAGTTGTTTGATTAGCAAAAGTATCAGACAATACAGAAGCCCCATCGGAACCAAACATATTTTCTAAACTCATTGATACGTTTGAACCAACCGTAGCGGTTGCTGGTACTGGTGCGAGATATTGTTGATTATCTGTATCTGAGAAATTATATCCATAGAAAACATTTTGGTCAAAATCAGCCACAGAACTACTTTGATTTGTTTTGAAAGATGCAGTAGGTACGTTAGTTGCACCTGGTATTGTATTGTTTACTGCTCCAAATCCCATAGGTACTAATGTCTTTGGGAAATCAGTTGAACCAGAGAAGTCACCAACTCTAATATGTTTACTACTATTTGGATAATCTCCATTAAATGATAACACACCAGATGAATCAATCTCTACAAAACTATCACCAATCACTCTTACGAAATAATTTGGATTGTCAGGATCCATTGATAAACCATCAAATTGTTCCATTATGTCATCATTGTTAGGTCTTGTTTTATCAGAATTACCAATATTGACTGACCTCACCTGTAATGAGAATGTTCCGTAATCTGAACCAGCCACAGAAGCAGCATCTTTAATATTTAGAACATTAACTTTAAATTGTGAATTAACGTCTGTTCCGTGTGAACGGGTATAGACTCTGAATAGATTAAATCTCTCACCACTAACTGCTTGTGATGTGACGAATGGAGTTCTAGCATATTGATATCTACTATTTCCAGTCCAATTACCTGCACCACCATCATTGTTGTATTCTGTAGTTCCAGATGCTAAATCTAAACCTTGTGTTGTTACTTTCAAAGAAGCTGAAGCTGCTGAGTTTTGACTACCATCAGTTTGAGTTCTTTTAAAGTTTTTATATAAATAGACAGGCATTAATGCTGTACCTGATTTTTCTGTTGTGGCAGAAAAACTAAATATATTTTCAATGTAGTTAGCTGAAGATGAATCAAAACTAACAATCTTTTCTATACTAGCAGCACTACTTGTGATTCTTAACTTTGAACCTGAGAGTTGTGCGTAAGCTTCACCAGCTCCACCCGCCTCTTCAGATAGTCCAAGTATTGAAGCCGCTGTTATAGTAGCGGTTCCATCTGTACCACCTCTTGATGGTGCTAAGACTGCCACCGATTGACTGGTAGCGCCTGTTGATAAAAATAATTCAATTGTATCTGCTTTGTAACCCCCAATACCAAGAACTCTAACCACAGTCACGCTAGGTGCGCTTCTGATATATTGTTCTACAGTATATGGTGTATAAAATCTTTCATCGGTACTACCAAAAACATCTTCAAATTGTGAAAAGCTTGTGATGATTGTTGGTGTAAAAGCTGGGCCTTTTTTAGTTGGGCCAATGACTGCAGCTCCGATTTCCTGAATTCCTTGCGGAAGGAAAGATACGTCTCTTTCTCTCGTAAAGACGCCAGGACTAACTATTCTCTCTGCCATATTTATTCTCCGTTAAATATTATAAATAAAAAAAAGTTTAATGATAAATATAAACTAAATTACCCAAACATATATATTTTAGGTATTTTTTTTATTTACTAGGTGTAAAAACGCCTGTTTCAGGATCGAGTTGTCCAGCACCATACTTATCATTTAATTTTTTAACCAACTCTCTCTCTTCTACCTGAATTTTAACATAAGAATCTTTAGCTAATTGTATTTCATTATCCAAATTTTCTGTTTGTTGTTCTAAGAGAATTCTCTGAACATTAAGTTGACCGATTTTAGAAGTAGCCACTTGATAGCTAGTTTGTAATTCAGCTAACTTCTCCATTTCAGCTGGAGTAAATTTTACCTCATCATCGGTTCTTAGTTTAGTTTCTACGACATTATCATCAGCCATATTAACTCCTTTATTTTGATTAATAATTTATATATATATATATTTGTTTAAAACAAAAAATTAAATTTTATTTTTCTCTCTAGATTTATTTCTCAATCTAGCTTTGGCATTTTTTTCTCTTTTTTTAACAGAGGGTTTAACGTAATATTCCCTTTGTTGTACTTCATATAAAATACCGCTATCTTTAACTTTTCTTTTGAAAATCTTTAAAGCTTGTTCTACGTTTTTATTTTTAACTTTTACTGATATCAATATAACCTCAAATTGTTATTTGTTTTTAATCTCTCTCTATTTTAGCGTCGTAATTCTTATCAACATAATTAAAGAAATCTTTCTTCTTATCCTTATCTAATTCAGCGGGTGATTTAACACCAAACTTCTTTAGACTAGCTCTGAAAAATTTCTCATATTTGTCTTTTTCTTCCTCAGTAATAGAATCATTTATTTCATAATATCTACCTAAGATATTACCCATATCCTCATATAAGGTAGACATTCTTTGTTGTAACACGTCGGATTCATTAGCAACCTTTTTGAAAGAATTAGCTAAACTGGTCAACTCCCTCATATTACGATTAACCGTAATCTTATCAAACCATTGGTCAGTTTCCTCTAAAGCGTAGTTCTTTGCATTTTCAGCTAACTCTGATAGTGTATTTGCTATGTTGGATAAATTATCCTCACGGTGTATACTTTTTCCAATTGAGTTAAAATTAGACACTGCCTTTTGAAAATCTTTAGGACTCATTTTGACACTATCTTCATTTTCAGAAATAGATTGTTTTAGAAAATGCTTTTGACTACCTGCATTGAACGTAGAAAACGCTTGATTACTAATAAATCCACCACGTGTTGAAAGACTTCCTGGAATAGTACCAGCGATACTTTCTTTAAGCAAGTCTTTTAATTTTATTCTTTTACTCATTAAATATTATTATAGTTCTAAGCTGACGCCTGAAACCATTACAAATGCTGAACCAGTTGTTGAAGAACCACCCTGCATAGCACCACTTCCAGTTAAGAATAGTGAGCCTGTATTCAATGGTTCGGTTGTTGGTAAATTACCAAAAATAGCTGAACCAAAAGAGGCAGTTGTGACTGTACTCGCATCACTAGCTGAACCACTTACAATTATATTAAAAGTTGAATCAATAGCGTTCTGAAATTTTTCCAACTGAGTATTGTTGATTTCAGATATTAATTCTGCTTTGCCTTTAATCATTTTAATCTCCTGTTAAATTTTTTTAAATACACCGTTTGTATTAACCTTAATTATTCTCTAATAAATATAATGTTTTTAGTTTTCGTGTCTATCTATCTTCTTAATTTTCCTCGTTTAGAATACCTTCTAAACCCTTTACGAACTTTATTCCATAATATTGATAAAAAATCTTTTTGTCCCTTATATCTACCTGTTGTTGGGCCTGTTTTAAATCCTCTGTTTAAATCCAAAGCATCATATTTACCAGCCTTTACTCCATTCATCATTACTTTGATGACTTGTTGTGATGCTTTACCTAAAATCTTTGACATAGTGTTTATATCTTGAGCGACCATTTTCTTAGCTTCCGTAGAACTATATGCGGCGGGATAAGCGCCAAATCCACCCTGCCCAGCCGATTTAGTTTTAACTGATTTATAGTAGGTGGCGTCGTTTGTATCAGAATCGTCTGGTCCAGTCATAAATCGAAATACTTCATCGTCCTCTTCTATTGGTAATTTAGAAATAATATCAGTTTGTTTTGCTAAATCTCTTACATTATTAACAAGCTCATCTTCGACAAGAATTCCAATATCACCCCAATAATTGTATTTTACATATCCTTTAATTTGTCTGATTATTTTTTCTGTATTTTTTAAGTTTTTTAAAAAATCTCTCTTAACCTTTTCTCTTTTTGGATTCTTTCTTTCTTCTACTGGCTTTTTACCCACAACATATTCAACCTTTTTCATTTGGTCGTGCGTTTTATCCAACATATCACCAGGTTTGTAATTTTTACCTTTGTTGATTACCATAAACACAACTGATTTAGGATTGATTGATTTGACGGTTCCCATAGCACCATTGTGTGGACAAGTCGGATTAATATCTTTTACGACATCTCCAACCCCATATGTGTAATTGTGAACTGATTCGAATTGTGATAAACTCGAAAGTATTTCTGCTTTTTTGGCGGGCGTTGAGCTTTTGTATGTACGTTTAATATAATCGTAATTTTTATCTATCTCTTTTTTAGCATCCTCTGGTTTATCACCACGCTTTACCATAAGATTTAAAATCTTTTTCTTTTCGGCGGGACTCTCCGTAAGATTCATCAATTTTTTATACAATGATTTGTTTTTCACTATTTTTTCAACCAATTTTTCCATGTGTCGTAATCTACATAGTTTTCTATGTCACTAAGTGCTACCTTTTGTAAATTACTTTTCTTTCCTGTTCCGCCTTTTTGATGGATAATTTGATAAGCTTTTTTTCTGCCTCTATTTATTAGAAAAATACCGCCTGGTAAATTACTAATCTGCATCCCTTTTCTTGCTTTTACTTTCATACCCTTATCTCTATAAATCATTTTATTACCACCTGGACCCGCAGTTGAATATTGTCCTGTGGGTTCCAAACGACCTGTCTTAACAAAAAGGTCAAATGGTCTTTTGACAAGAAAGTTTGTTGTATCACTTCCGTATACTGGATGTCTGTATTCCTCTGATAGTAGTTCTTTTAATTTAATCATATTCTTATCCGTAATACTTTAAAATTAATTGTTTCATTTTAGGTAACTGTAGAGCTCTAAATTTTTTCTGTAATCTTGGATTTTTATCATAGGCTTTATCTATCGTTACTATTAGGTTAGCGGTCTGTAAATCAATACCCTTTTCGTGTTGTTTATTTTTAAGAACCTTTTTAGCCACATCAACACCACTAACTTCATTTACGGATTCTTTTACTGGTGCTTGTCCTAATTTTTTTCTAATAACATTAATTTGTTTTTTAATTTTTTTCTGTGCAGGACTACCAGGCATCTCCCTCATAGCTTTTGCTAACAATATGATTTGTTGCATTTCTAATGAACTCATTTTTCTTTCAGCTTCATTTACGGATTCATTGAACCTTTTGTTTTTCAACATCTTCTTCATTTCAATAGCTTTATCATAGATGTATTCTATCTCAGGTAAAACCATATCATCATTTTGATTTCTAATACCTTTACTTAAATCTTTTAAACCTACCGATATACCATATGCAATTTTTTTGAGTTGTGAATAACCTGATGATGTGATATCTTCATTCTTTTTCTTTTTCTTACCCTTTTCTTTGTATCCACTTGCGAAAGCAGCTCTTCTCTGTGCATCGGAAGCGAATCCCTCCACAGGCACCACCAAATAATTTCTTGATTTCTCAATATAATCCTTTGCTAAGGTAATCTTATCAGTCCACCAGCTAGGTAATGAATCCTCATTTGACATATTTTGTAATTGTCTGATTAAATCAATGGTATATTGTCCAATCAACTTCAATTTTCTTTCAACTGAAGCTACATCGGTGTGTCCATCTTCGTTAATTGATTCTTTTTTCATTTTTTTCTCCGGGTCATAGATAAAATCAGGTTCTGTAGCAATCTTATATCCTTTTCCAATATCCTTACCTTTGATAGCAAAGACGGATTCTTTCTTTTTTACCTTTTTTGGTAAATCATCATGTTTGGTAGCAGCAAACTTCTTAACATCTTTTTTCTTCATCTTTTTTGCTGCGTCCCTAGCTTTCTTAGAGAAATCACCAGCCTTAGCATCACCTTTTTGTATAGCTCTAACTATACCCATAAATTTTTGTTGTTGTTGTGATACTGCGGGCATTACTTCATCTTTTTAATAATAGAGTTAGCGTCTCTCATAAATTTAGTAACGCCATCCTTATATGATTTTTTCAAATCCGTACGCAACTTTTGGTTCTCTGGTCTTGGGTCTTGCAATAAAATCTGTTCTATTTTGAACATCCTATCTCTAAGCTTGGCTTCTTCTTTGGACAACATTTGTAATTGTCTTTTAGCCTTTCTTACATCGTCCGGCCCCTCATTTAAGGTATCTTTAAAAAAATCAGCTAACTTAATCACTTTTCTTTTCTCCAACTACCACCAGCTGCTTTGTATTGTTTAGCAGCCCAAGCGTTTGCGTATGCTGATGGATAAACATCAAACTTCTTTTTGGCCTGTGATTTATAATAACTCCATTTGGATGGATTGGTTGGTACATTCTTCTCTAAAAATATATTTAATTTTTCCTCAACCTTATCTTTGATTTTTATATCATCTTTTCTGTTAATAATTACCATAACATGCATTTTAATAAAATTAGTATCTCTTTCAAAGTTATCACCGATAATTCCACCGACAACCCCTAATTGAAATGAAGCGATATTACAAAGTTCGACAGAGTGTTCTATAGGGTCGTGGTCTAATTCTTCTCCGTTGACAACCTGCTTTTCCATCTCAAATATATGGTCTAAATTTTTAGCAGCTTTTTTAATATATCCGTCTGCTAAATCGTTTTCAACCTTATCTAGCTTTTCAAATAAAGCAACAGCCGATTGACAAATATCAAAGTGTTGGGTTTCATACCCCTTAACCGTAATATTTTTACCACCACCAAAATGGGATGGTTTTTCTTTTTCTTGCTCCTGTTCTAATAAAGGTATTAACTTAATCATGTGTTTTTCCTTTTAAATTGTTTAAATTTTACATCCATCTCAATCACATATTTTTTATAAAAATTTTGTAATTCTTTAATCTCTTGTCTGTAATCAGCATCACCATCTTTTGTATCTTGCGCTAAATCTTTTATCAATCTTTTTATGCTATCACCGACTTTTTTAATATCTCTTTCTATGAATTTAAAATAATTATCAAATCCAGCAAACCCCATTTTAATTTTTTCTTCATCTAATTCTTGATATCTACTTAATCTAAAGTCTTTCCACTTATCAAGCATTTGTCTATTGTCAGCCATTATATACCACTTATGATATCATTTATAATTTTTTCAGTTTTACACCAAACCCCACATTCAGCTGCAGAACGATTATTTTTATCAACGGATTCATTCATTGGATACATAAAAGCTCCATGCGTGGATGGATTGGAAACAAAATCAAAAGCTATCAATTCAAAATCGCTTTGTACCTGTTGAGCATCACCCTCTTCTATAGCTTCGACGGAACCTATGCCTCTGCTTGAAATACCTAATTTTATCCCACTCTTAAATAATTCTTTTAATATGTTACCGCTTGGAGTCCCTAATACCTCAACTGTTCCCATCAAGTCGTTGCTTTTCCAATACATATCTATAATATTGTGAGATGCATTTGATAAATTAACAACCGAACTATCTGGATGGTCAAGCTCTCCTAAAGCTCTATTTTCCTTTATAAAATTATTATTATAATTTTTAGCCTCTCTCATAAGGATTTCTTTCGGATATACTCTACCATTCTGATTTTTGGCTTCGGCTCTCTGCAATACACCCTTAACGATGAGTTTTCCGTTATTTTCTTTTATAGATTCTGTTATTTGTTTTTTTGATACGTCAAATGGTATATATTCAACCAATAAGTTTTTATCCATTATTTTAGACTCCCTACTTTTGTAGCTAATTTTACTAATCTTTCTGAAATTTTTCCTAAAGCTTTGTGTGTATTTTTCCAATAATTTTTTGAATCAACATTTAATTCTGTTTTTAGCTTTAAATTCATTTTAATTACTTTATCTAATTCTTGTAGGGCATCTCTAACTTCTCTTACGGATTTACCAATCTTTTGTTTCGGAGTCATCGATTCGTCATTTCTCCAATCGTGATAACGACCTTCATTTAATGATTCATGTAATCCTTTTTGTGCGGCTTTTTTAATAAATCGCTTGAAATCTGGTTTGTTTGACATTTTTATGACGGGTGTTAATCCTCTTAACATATCACCAAGTTTAGCAATTACTTTTAATTCTTTTTCGTTTGCCCATTTGAAATTCCTTTCCCAATTTGGAGCGAAAATTAATGGATTCAACGAAACCTCACTAATTGATTCTAATTTTTGTTTGACTATTTTAGCCTTTGATGGATTTACCCTATTGACACCAACAATAGCTTTTACACCTTTTCTTAAATTTTTTGATATCAACATTTTCGCTTCACCTGGCGAACCTGCATCAACGACAACAGTTGCGGTGTCGCTTGCATCATTACCTAACATAAATTTAACTGCAAATTTAGCTTCTTTGACTTTCATATAACCTCCTGCTGTGGCTATAGCCTTTTCTTTATCTTTATCTTTTTTGGATTTTGGTTTAGATTGAAATGCGTAAGGAGTTTTTGGGGGGCCTTCACCACCATCTATATTACCTGTTACTGAAGCCTCTTCGAGTGCTTGATTGATTAACTCTCTTATTATCTCTTTTAATTTATCTATCGCCGATGACATTTTCTAGCTCCTTAATTAACTCATAATATCTCATAAGATTTACTATCTGCTTGTCTTTAACCACATTACCAACTTTAAGGTTTGGTATTTGATTGATAACTTCACTTAATTTTATTTTTGTGACCTTATCATCAACTTTTATTAAGTAGTTTTTGAGTATTTTAGTAACCTTTGATACCTCAGAGCTGACCACCTCTTTTAAGGAATTAGTATTGGATATGTTGTTGACATATTCTCTCAATAATTTCCTTTGAGGGTCATTTAAGGAACTATATTTGGCGTTGAATTTATCAACTAATAATTGATAGGATAATAATCTAACGTCTTTATCTTCTTCTTTTAATTTTGAACCTTTTTTATTTTCGTTAAGAGTATTATTATCACGTGTGATGTATTCTATAATTGTATATCTGCCTTCAGTAATTGGAATAACATCAGTATGGGTATTTGATGAATGAAAAACTTTATAAATTGAGGCTAGAATTTTATAATTAGGAATTCTAACCTTAAAGAAATCAGATACATTATAATTTTCTTTGATTTCTTTTATTAAATTAAATTTTTCTCTTTTTAAAACTGAATTATTTATATTTTGGCGTGATTTAATTACCGCGTCTACTAAATAGGTAGCTTTATTTTCTGATTTAAAATTTTTATTGATTAATATATTATATAATTGGTTTTCTTTTCCAATTTCAGTTCTCTCATTAAAATATTTTTTAACTAGTTTAACGGCTTTAGAACTTTTTTCGTTTGCATTCAAAATATCGGCTGTCACTTGACGAGTCAACAACTCAAAAAGGATGCCTGTGTTTTTTATCTTTGAATGTTTAACACTCTGCTTCATAAATTACTCCAAAAAAGTTTTCATACACTTTCATATACAAATATTCATATATAAATATAAAGAAACATAATAATTATTCATATTATGTATCAGATAAAGAGGAAGATAGTTCGGATTCATATTCCTTTTCAACTTCAGTCGTTTCGTTAATCAAAGTCCTATCTTTTTTGTTAAAAACACCCTTTAACTTATCAAGATGTGCTAAAGCCAAACCACTTCTATACTCAGTTCCATACTTTGGAGCATGTGAACCAGCTTTTTTGAGGTCATGTTTTCCTATTGGGTCTCTACCCCTAGCACTTCCATCTTTTCCATAATGTGAAATTTCTTTCGGTCTACCAGCTCCTTCAAATCCACCCTCTGGTGCGCCACCTTTATCATTAAGTTCATGTCCAGTTCTACCCATAGCCATATCCGATGGTGTACCTTGCGCCTGTCCACTCTCTGATGGGTCGTTACCTTCATTTTCAATTTGAGAACGTCTGAATTTTTCCTTAAAATCTTCTATTATACCATCCTGCTCTTCTTTTTTCTGTTCGTCTGTAAAATTAAATATATTTTTATAAACCCATTCGCTTGATAATAAACCATCACCAATCATATCTCTAGCTAAACTAATTTTATTTCCTAACAATTCTAGCTTTTCTTGCTCATAAACGGTTGATGGGTTCGTTAATTCCAAATCAAAATTAACTAAATCTTGGTCGGTGTAACCTTGCGCATATAAATGAACGATACCAATTTTTGTTAACTCACTAACAATGATTCTTTGGATTCTTTCGATTGTTCTAGCAAACCTAACATCTTGTGCTGCTAAAGTAGCTTTACCCTCAACTTGCTCCTCATAACCGATAAAAGCGGATGGTATTCTTAAGGCTGCCATTAGTTTTTTTCTTAGATATTCAATATCATCTGTGGCGTTAAAATCTAATCCACCTAAAGAATCTATTTGAGTACCGCTATCTCCACCTCTTACAGGCATAAAAAAGTCTTCTGTTAGGTTTTGAATATTGTATTTTAAATTATATTGTCCATTATCATCTAAGACAGGTGCTTTTTTCATTTTGTTTACAATTTTTTGCATATATTGGTCAACCTCTGCTGGAGGAATATTTCCAATATCAATTTTGAAGACTCTCTTCTCAGGAGCTCTCATTATCCTATGGATTAACATAGCATCTTCCATCAAAGATAGTTGTTTCCATATCTTTCTACCACCCTCTAATTGTGACCTACCATAAGGTAAAAAGTTTGAATCAGCTAACATCCTAAAATGAGCTACTTCATAATTTTCAAATTCCGATTGTTCCTTACCACCAGGTAAAGAGTGACGTTTATCACCTGTTTCTAAAACATATTTTACATAATGTGGATTGGTTGGGTCATCCCCTTCAACTCTCGTGATATCATAAGCTGATATAGGTTCAACATTGGTTATACCAAATTGTTCACTAATGTCTAGCTTTAAAAAGAAATCACCATACTTAACTAAATTTCTCACCCACGGATACAAATTAAATTCTATGTTTAAAATATCATAATATAAGTTATGAAGTATGTCGTGTATATTACTGTTATCTGTTGTTATTTTTACAACCTTTCCATACTCACCTTTTAGAGTGGATTCATCAGCATAAATATCCAAAGCAGATGCGATTATTGGGTCACTATCCATAGCTTCATAATCTCTGAATAATCCAAGCCTCATAGTTTTTTGATAAAGTGATTGATTGTAACCACTCATACCTGACATATTATTATATAATCTATTATATCTATCCACAAGTTGACGTTGTGCAACTGCCTGTACTTTCTCTGTATCAGCTATTTTAAGTTTTTTACCACCAACATTTCGTACAATTACGTTTGTGGAAAATAATCTTCTAAGTCTACTGAATAGATTTTTATCAGCCATTTTTTACCTCTTAATTAATTAACCAATTTAATGATTCTTTTTGTCCCTTAACATCCCACTGCCAAGCATCGTCTTCTTTATCATCTGCTAAATAGACTCCTTGATTTGATGTTATACTACTTAGGGTTTTCTTTTGTAATGCGATACCTTCTGCTTTTAATCTCAAAGCCGTATCTCTTATCCATAAGCCAATGCCTAAACTCATAACTAAATCATCATTATAGCCAGTCATTGCCTCTGTCTTTTGACCATTGTAAATAAAAACAAATAATTCATCAATTAACCTTTGGGATTTAATGGTTAATGATTTTTCTCTGAAATATTCTTCCAACTTTGCAATTACCAATGGTCTGGTTTTCATTGACATTGTAAAGCCAGGCACTAAATTTTTATCTGCTTGTCTATATTTGTTTGAAATCTGATGTTGTGTATCGACATATTTCAAATCTTTGGATGTGTAAAATAAATTATCGTATCCTCTGTCTATACATTGTTGTAGAGCAGCCCAACCTATGTTGTTGTTCTCAACAACTAACAAAGCATTATTAAACTCAGCTGCTACATTGACTAATAGATTTCCAAAATCTCGTGTGGATATTTTTCCTTTATATTCACCGACCTGTTTTACTTCCTCAAGCTCAATTATGTGAAAAGCGGAGTAGTCTGTACCATCACCTCTACTAACGTCAGCACATATTAAATAATCCTTTGTATAATTAGCAGGTTCCCAAATCCATAAATTACCATCAATACCTCGTTTTTCCAATGGTTCCTCTATGTTTTTTTCTCTGAACTCTTCCAAAATAATACCATCTATTACGGTTCTACCTGAGGTAATAAAGTTACAATCACATTCTTGAGCCGCCATAGACGGGCCTAAGAGACTATCTTGTCTATCTCTCCAATCTTGATTTCTTTCAGGATGTAATGTCCAATGTAATTTTATAAAATTAAATTCGTTTAGTCCATCTTCTGAATCCATCCAAGTTCTATGGAACCAATTACCAACACCATTTGGTGTTGAAAGAGCTATACATTGTCCACCAGTTGATAGTGTTTGTTGTGCCGAAGCCCAAATACCATCTATCTTATCAATAAAAGCTGCCTCATCAATAATTAGAAGTGATAACGCTTCTGACCTACCAGCCTCCTCCTTACTAGATATGGCTTTTATTTGTGAACCATTTTTGTATCTCAAGCTCAATTTGTTATCTTCAACGCATGGTTGTTTCAACCAACTTGGTAGATTAGCGTGCATCACTCTTACTTTGGTAACTAAATTTTTAGCCGTATCTTGTTTTGTTGCAATCACTAATATATTCTTATCAGCTTTAAACGTCATCATCCATAAAGAGTAACCTGCTGTTAAAGTGGATAAACCTAATTGTCTAGCTTTTAAAATAATATTGTATCTATTTACAGAAAACTCCGATAGAGTTTTTTCTTGAAAGTCATATAAATTAAAAGGGACTTTACCTTTCATAGGATGTTGTATCATCCCATATTTTTTTAAAAAATATACCGGGTCTTGCGCACACTTAATGTATTCTTTTTTGATTACATCTTTTAGTTGTTTATCATTTGTTTCCATTATAGTCCAGGTATTTGAGATGCTAAATAAATAGGAATTATTGCGCTAGCAATTCCATAAGTATACCAAAGATATTTGTTATCATACCATTTTGGTTTCACTAATTTAATTTGTTGTTCGTAATTATCTTCTCTTTCTTTTAACACAGATATTTGTAAATCTTTCTGACTTATCAAAGAAGAATCAATAGCTGTTTGCTCCTCATATTCCTTTACCAAATCCTCCAAATAACCAATTGATAGTTTTTGATTATTTATTTCAGATTCCATTTCTTTCATCTTATTAGCAATCTCAACTATTTGTTCATTGGTTAATAAAGGTTTTTGTTGCGCATAACAAAAGCACATAAAAAAAATACAGAATATCTTAAATAAATTTCTCATTATGGGAATAGTAAATTGACACTACCGCTACCACTCACTCTTTGAACACCAATTTCAAATACAGTATCTAAAGAGCCAGTCAATGTACTAGCAGCTACTGAACCACCCTTTGCCGCGGTAATGAATAATGAACCAGCATCTTCTATTGTAAAAGCAGCTGCTCCTCTCTCAGAAGCCGTAGCGAAGAAGTCAATACCGCTCGAACCATCTATCGTCTTTATTCTGTTATACTTGCCAGTAGCTTGAGCGGATGATGATGGTTGTGCTCTATCTATAAATTTGAAATGTGTTGCCAATCCAGTTGAAAATCGGTCAGACATTTGATTCTCCTAATTATTTCACAAATTTTTTCAAATACTCAGCTGCTTTTTCTGCATCATCATTATCAAATGCTTTTTGCATTTTGACCGTATTCTTTTTTGTATTTGTGAGTTTTCTTTTTAAATTAGTAATTTGTTTTTTGTTTGTTTTCTTATCTTTTTCTAAAGTCTTAATTTCTGAAGTAATACCCTTTTCTACCTTTTTAGAATTGTTGATTACTTTTTTTAGCTCTTTAACTTTCTTATCTCTTCGAGCACCTAAAAAAGCAGTCAACGCCATTGTCAATACTCCAACGATAGCTATCCAAGCTTTTTTTATTTTCATTGATACCTCCAGTAATTCATTAATAAATATCTAATTAAAGATTTTCTTTCATTTTCTCAATGTCTTTAAGAGCATCGTCAGCTAATTTATTAATTACCTCTTTATCTTTTTTAGATATATTCCATTTTTCTTTATCAACCGAATATCCATCAGGTCTGTTTTGATTAAAAAACTCAGGAGATTTTTGGTTTCTAAATCTTTTTATATCTTCTTCTAAATCGCTGAGATATGCTTTGGTATTATTTTTTACTTTACCATTTGCCCATTCTTCATAGGTTCCCTCAATTCTCATTTTATTTTCGGCTTCAACTTGACAATCGAAACAATGACCATATATTCTCCACATTTTATCATCTAATCTTTTTTTCATCGTCTTCTTACACTCAGGACAAAACCACGGCATTCGTGCTTCTTTCATTATCTCTGATAATTCATCTATTTGGTCACCATTCTTTTTATCAGTTTTGCTTTCATACCCAACCATAACCCTTTTCTCTGGCGTTTCACCTTTGATTACTGAGTCTAAATATTTTAATTGTCTCTCCCTTTCTTTTGGTGAGACATCATCTACTGGATTTCTTCCCATATTTTAAAAAGTTGTTAAACCTATTATTTGGTTTATTGGAGCAAAAGCGCCGGTAAATTTATAAGTTTTACCTTTGTATTTAAAAACCAATCCTTCCGCTGGAACTATTGATTTAAAACCACCAATCGCGTTTAGTTTGCTTAGTTGTTGTTTTAGAGTATTTAATTTTTTCAAATCCTTACCTTTTCTTACAACATTTATCGCTTTAACAACATCCTTTCTGATTGTTTGAACTGCTTTATCTGGATTAGCCGCTAAAAAATTACTTATATTTTTTAATATTTCGGCACCCAACTCAAAAAATAAAATTTCAAATGGTTTCATATTCTCTTTTACCATTTTGGTGTGGTCTTGTTTATCCGTAGATAAAAACCAATCTAAAAACTTTTGATTATCAATATCTGCTCTGATTTTTTGAACGCTATATGATTTGTCAAAGAATGCCCATCTCTTTGTTAAGTTCATTAAAACCTTATTTGGTATTGCGTATTTATATTGTTTTGCTGCGTTGAATATGAATTCCATCCAATAACTTTGATGATACTCATTTAGAGTATCGGTATCTTTTAATCCAAATTGACTTTTAAGTTTATCAATTCTATTGAAATAAATATCACGTTTTTTTCCAAAGTTTTGACTTTTTTTCAATGTTAAAAAATTTGGTTTTTGAACCTTAAACTTTTTTCCAATGTTCGCATTTATTTGGGTTATCATACCAGCCAATATTCTACCACCATCACGTACCTGACCTTTTGGATTCCCATTTTCATCATATTTTGTAGCGCCATGAAATTGTAATAACCTTTTATCATAATCTATTATGTTTTTGGTAGGGGGATAAATAATTTCTAAATTTACAAAATTACCACCTTCATCAAATATTTTTTTCTTTTGTGCGTCTGATAATTTACCAACCATCTTTTTTAAATCTTGCATAGCAAAAACAAAAGCATCCTTTATATCTCCTCTGCCTTGAAACTTTCTAGCAACAGCAACAACATCCATAGCTTTTTTACCCTTATCTTTTATTTGACCTTTATTCCTAGCTGCTAACAATTTATCTTTTTTAAAGGTTATCATAAGATTTTGTCCGTCTGTTTTTTCTGTAGGTGTTTCCTCTAAATCTAATCTTCCTTGCAGGCCTAAATCAACTATTTTCTTTAAATCACCAAACGTTAAATCCTTATCATCAAAGGGATGATTCATATGACCATAGGCACCACCCTCCAACAATATATTTTCCTTCACCACATTACCATCATCATCTATTTTTGGTTCTTTAATTTGACCATCATAATCTATAACTTTGACAGGAATTTGATTACCAAAAGCTGTTTGTGCCATTAGTCTGGTATTTCCAGCTAATAAAAACATATTTCCTTCTTTATCTTTTACTGATATTGGAGCCTCTTGAGCCTCACCACTTTTAATATTTTGTGTAATGTAATCCCAACTTTTATCATACTCTATAGCTTTTTGTTTAGCGTAGGCTATAGGATTATCAGATTTAGCTACATCAGCTGCATCTGTATTCATCATATTTTTCAAATCATTATCTGACAAGCTCCTCTCAGGTGCATCTAATATTTTTTGTTTTAAATCATCTTTATTTTTAGCTAAATCTGGCATAGCTGCAAAAGCAAAGTCATTCTCAAAGTATTCACCTGTTTCCTCTTCAGCTTGTTCGTCTGAGTAAGGTTTGGTTTTGACTTCAACGCCGGCTGAACGTTCTTTTTTACCTGAGGGATTTTGAGGCTCTAAATTTTTTTTACTATTTGGATGTTTATCTAAATAAGATTGCTGCGCTGCGGTTGACTTATCGGTAAAATAGTCCTCAACTATTAAACTAACCTCATTTTTCAAATTAATTCTTTCTTTTAATTTTAATTTATCTGTGGTTGTATTACCAACATTATCTAGTCCAACTCCTGGTAAAACAGGTGTCTCAACCTCAACACCAGTATAAGATTTACCATCAGGTGTGATACCCATCCACTTCAATAATGTGAACCCTAAGTTTTTTAAAACAGTTCCCTCTATGTAATTTTTATAGGATTGTATTGGATTGTTAACTCCAAACCTAGTACCATATTCACCAGATTGTTTTCTACCATAAGCTACGGCTGGTACAACATTATATTCTAATGTGTAATCATAATCTGGATTTAAAGCGCCCTTACCTAAAATATAATTAAGTATTTTCCAACCAGCACCAGCATACATATCATCAATCCAGTTTGTAACATTTTTCTTATAATCATTAAATCCTCTATAAAAGGTCGGAGGCCCATCATCGGTAGGAGAGCCGCCTGTTGTGCTTTCTTTGATTATTTTATTTACATCAATTTCAGTTAAAAACTCATCTATGATTTCATTGGTTAATTTAAATTGTTCGAACAATTTTTTAAACTTATTGGTCATCATATTATAGATACCCTTATCAAAGTATCCAAAAGCTTTTTTGAACAATTTTTCTCTATCTTTTTCCATATCAGGTGAACCCAACAATTGTCTCATAGTAGTTCCACTAACTTCCTTACCAGCTATGTTTATTGAGACGTGAGGTGCTGTGAGAACATATCCGTTATCTTCAAATCCATTGAGATTATCTTTACTTTTTTTATAGTCTTGAAAATACTTTCCACCTTTTAATCTACCAGCATCTTTTGCACCAAATATGTAGACAACCGCTGTGGTTTGTGGGTCATATTTTGATAAAACATTTTTTGCCACATAAGGTGATTTTTCTTGCACTATACGATTTTTTGGAACACCCATCTTTGTCATATGACGAACTTTTTCTTTAAAGTTCATTGGATGGCGTGGTGGTTGTTTTATATTTGATGTTGTGATGTAAGCGTCATCAACTTTTTTCTTTAGCCACTCATAAGTTTTTTTATGATGGGGGCCGAATGGTTGAAATCTACCACCATAAACACCAACAATCTTTTTGATTTCTTTTTGTTCTTTTATCTTTTCATAACCACTACCGTATGGAACGGATGTGTTTTCTTTTTTTTTCTTTTTTTTCTTAGTGGTATCAGGATTGTAATACCTATGTTCACCATCTTTTTGAATAGCGGGTACCTGTGCTACGGGTCTTAAAAGATTTGGATAATTCATCATTTCTTTTACTTTTTGTATAACTTCTTTTTTTAACAATTTTTGTTTCTTAACCCAATTCTGACCACGATAATTTTTTATGGGTTTTTTTATAAATTTACCAACCCCCTTTTTAACTAACATTTTAAATTTTTTCTCAGCTGCTTTTTCCGCCAATGTTTGAGAATTATCTACTAATAAAAAATTAGATGAACCAAACAAACCTTGAAAAGCTCCTTTGTTAGCCTGAACATCATTCCAAGATTTCTCAACTAACTCAGGACTTAATTTCCTAGCTCTTGCCATATTA